AACTATACTGGATCAAGTATTGGGGCTTCCTAAAGACAAACAGGAGGCAGTGGCTAAGCGTATAGCGGCTGAACAATCCCAAGTTATAGACTTATGCCGGGCTCTCATACAAAGAGCCTCCTGGAAGAAGATACGTACAATCCTTGCTGGTTTGCAAGAGGAGGATGCTGAAGCGATCCGCCGCCAAGTACTAGGCTACTGTAAAGCGATACTGCTGAAAGAAGAGAACGACACTGCCGGAGCAGTCATGGAGTCCTTCCTAGATCCGTTCTATGATTCAGGCCATTCCCAGCTCATCTTTGCATGTTACTCTGTAGTAGTAGGGTAGTTGCTCTGGTATGAATAAGAAAACAGTAATCAGGTTGCCATGCACATGCTACTTATCTGTGACCGAGAAGCGCAAATATTGTGATGTTGGGGATAGGTGCGCGTCCATTATAGCTTTATTTCGTAAATTCGACAACAAGAAATCCGTAAGAATACTATAAGAACATCTCACAATTGTATAATAGAATATGGACTACGAGACTAACATCATCATCACGAAGCAGAGGTGGGTAAATGTCTGAGCTAGATTATGAGCGCGACATCATCATTGATGAGAGCGCGTTAGATTTGGAATTTTTGGAGCAGGCACGTCTTTTCATGCAGTACAGTCGTAACGAACATTCGACCCGCCGGGATATGGACTACGCGAAAACGAAGCTCGACCTCGTGAAAGCGAAACTCGATAAGGCAATGCGCGCTGATCCAGACAAGTACGATATTGCTCGCATCTCTGAAGGGGCAATAATAAACAACATCTTATTGCAGCCCGAGTATGCTGAGGCCAATACAAAATTCATCACTGCCAACTACGAGTATGGGGTAGCAAGGGCTGCTGTTTGGGCATTCGACCAGCGCAAGACTGCATTGGAGAATCTAGTCCGTTTACACGGCCAACAGTACTTCGCAGGACCGCGAATCCCAAGAGACCTCACAGAGGAGCGTCAACTACGTCAGCGGCATTCTGATCAGAAGGTCGGAAAGGCCATGAAGCGAAGAAGGGCAACCAATGACGATTAGCGAACCACTCGCGATCTTCTGGCTCGTTATGATCTTCATACTCGTTGTACTACTTGTAATAGCGCTGGCCGCATATATAACTGGCTACTATTGGACGCTCGGACGGCATCGTGCCTTACTCGCAGCATTCCAAGACCGTCAGAAGAAATCAACAGAGGTAACAAAACATGACACGCAGAAGCAGTAAAAGTTCAAAATTCCGTGATCGCGTCCGCGCGAATACCAAGTCACAGAAGGAATCGAAGTCGGCGTACGGCTATCTGAACCTGCCTCAAGGGATACACATTTTCATCCCGAAGCCAGGGTCCCGAGCCCGTCTGGACATCCTACCATATCTCGTGTCCGAGCCCAATCACCCGGATCGGAACGACGAGATGGGAATCGCCACCGTAGGCGATACATGGTACAAACGCCCGTTCCGCACTCACCGCAATATCGGGGCTGACAATCAAACAGTGGTCTGCCTAGCCTCGATCAGCAAGAAGTGTCCGATCTGCGAGTATCGAGCCCAGAGAATGAAGGAAGGGGCCGACAAAGAAGAAACGGATGCGATTAAGTATTCATTCCGGAATCTGTACGCCACCGTACCTATTGGCGACCGCGAGTATGATGAAGTACCGCACATCTGGGATATGTCGCAGTACCTGTTCCAAGATCTGCTCAACGACGAGATCGAGGAAGATGAACGCTACGCGGACTTTCCAGACCCGGACAGTGGGTACACTCTGAAGATCCGATTCGATGAAGGACGCATCGGGTCAAGTAGACCATTCGCAGAGGCTTCGAGGATTGACTTCATCGACCGTGATCGGCCATACACCGACAAGGAGCTCAAGAAAGTTCCCGATCTCGATGAGCTCTTGAACATCTACTCATACGAGAAACTCGAACGTATCTTCCTCGGAGTTGATGAGGAAGAAGAGCAGAAGGACGACGACCGCTCAACCCGTCGCAGAAGTAGTGACGATGACAATGATAGGGATGACGATCGCCAGCAAGCAGCTGGTCGCCGATCACGAAGAGGCAAGGAGGACGATGATGACGATGATGATCGGTCCCGTCGTAGTCGTGGCCGATCCAGAGACGATGATGACGATGATGATCCGCCAACCCGTCGTCGGGATCGCGATGATGACGGTGATGGTAAGGATGACGACCGGTCGCAGAGAACTACTCGCAGAAGTCGTGATGATGACGATGACGACCGCCCAGCCCGTCGTAGCCGATCTAAGGACGATGATGATGGGGATGACGATCGTCCAGCCCGTCGTAGTAGGGGAGGGAAGTCCAAGGACGATTGCCCTAGCGGTTTCCGCTTTGGCGTAGACACAGACGACAATGACGAATGCGACGACTGCCCGGTATGGGAGGCATGCATCGACGCTAAGGAAGCACGTGGGTCAAAATGAGCTCCAGCAAAGAAACCGTAGTATTCATTGGAGCGTATGTTCCGGTTGAAACTGCTTCCAAACTAACATTGGCCTCGGCCTCATCAGGGTTCTCCCCAATCAAGGTGTCGAAGTCAGACATTGTGCGAGCCGCGTTGAAGGAGCACCTTGACCGGCTATCTCCGTCTCCATCCTCTCGTATGGTCAGTCACCTCCTTTCGGAATGGCACACTCTACAAGCAGCCCCCGCCAAGAGAAAGATCACGTTTGGATCGTACTGCAAAAAGGCTCAAACTGACATGATTGAAATGGGGATAACCCGCGGGCTCGCGACCGACATCTATGACCGACTCAAACGATCTTCCCCGACAGTCGAAGCTCAGTGAACAGATGGAACGTAGAAAGCCCCCTAAGAAGGAGCTTGAGCATACGTCCTCTATCGTTAGTACGGGATCGACTCTCCTAGACCTCGCTATTAGTGGCGGAGTATCCAAAACAGGCGGTCTGCCAGGAGGGATACTCGTTGAGGTCTTCGGACCAACCTCCACCGGCAAGACAGTATTGCTGAGCGAGATCGCGGGCGGAATCCAGTGTAGAGGCGGAGAGGTCCGATTCTGTGATCCAGAAGGACGCTTGAATAAGCAGTTCGCTCTCCTATTCGGTCTTGATATCGACACAATCGAATACAGCAACCCCGACACAATAAGCAAAGTCTTCGAACCAATCCGCAACTGGAAGCCCGACCCACTTGACAATATACCGCATGGCGTCTTCGCAGATAGCCTCACCGCTCTCACAACCGAAATGGAACTCGAAGACAAGGACATGTACGGGACCCGACGTGCAAAGGAGTTCAGTGAGCAATTGCGCAAAGTCTGTCGTTCGCTTGTTGATCATAATATCCTGCTAGTCTGTTCGAATCAAGTACGTCAGAACATAAACGCAGGTCCGTTCGAGCAAAAGTACTACAGTCCGGGTGGGGAGGCAATCGGGTTCTATTCGAGCGTGCGACTCCGCACCTCCCTCCGTGAGAGGATAAAGAAGGAACGTACAGTCCGAGGGCAGAAGCATTCTGCCATAACGGGAGTCAAGATCGATGTGCAGGTATTCAAAAACTCTGTATGGGCCCCATATCATAGTGCCCCAGTTCACATCCGATTCGACTACGGCATTGACGATGTCTCTGCCAATCTACAATACGTCAAAACCAACACTGGTATGAAGAAGTACGGAGTAGGTGACATGGATCTGTATCCGTCCTTGGATAGGTCTGCCGCGGCCGTCGAGGATGACAAGCTCGAAGAACAACTACGTCAAGAGACCATTCAACTGTGGAATGAGATCGAGAAGGCCTTCTCCACTGGCCGGAAGAAGAGACGAACATGAGACGGACCATCCCTTCAGTAACAGGCGATCCGATCCTCGCAAAGACAATGCGCGATGCCGGCATCAAAGCCCCTGTCGAACGTATTCTAGGAACGGATCACTTGGCTACGGCCTTCAACCGCAAAAAACTAGGCCGCAATCTGTTGAACCGGATTGTTGATTTGGAATGCGGCCACAGGGTAATTACAACAAACCGTAAACGGGCGCCATGCTACGAGTGTCACGAAATGATCCTCAACGGGGAAGACTACGAGGCGTTCCGTTCTGGAAGGTAACAATTGTGAAACGTACAAAGAAGGCAACTAAGAAGCGCAGTATCACTCGTGCGTCTGCCAAGGACAAAGGCCGGCGTTTACAGCAGATGGTCTGTCAGAAGGTCTCTGAGCTGACCGGACTCCCATGGGGTAAGGATGAGCCGATTTCATCCCGGCCGATGGGACAGCCCGGATCCGATGTGCGGCTAGATACGGTGGCGCGGGAACTATTCCCTTTCTCTGTGGAATGTAAATGGCAAGAACAATGGAGTGTACCTGAATGGATTCGACAGGCAGAAACGAACGAGAGGAAAGATACAGACTGGCTACTAGTAGTTAAGCGCAGTCATTCCCTGCCCGTTTGTATAATAGACCTAAACACATTCTTTAAGATTTTGGATCATTTGAAATGAAACCACTACTTGATTTACCATTTGGATACGGAGTATCCGCTCAATTCAATCCGAATCTGCCGGATAACGTGAAAAGATTTTGCTACATCTATATAACGCCAGATGTGGAAGAAGCACTAGGAGGAGCGGGAAATCTCCATTTCTTCGGGGAACCAATTCAAAGAGGTGATAGACCTTCTATCCAAATATGGAGGACGAAACGAGAGGGCGGGAGGGTAATAGTACCAAACCCAAAAGGAAGGAGCTGCTCCCCGCCACAACTGTACAAACTCCATCTCGTAGCTCGTGACTGGGATTGGCCCTGGCCCCCTTTATCCAGTAATCAGCCCCTCGAGGATATCATCGTAGTGCCAAGAAAGAAAATGACTCTCATATACCCTCCCCCCCATCAATGGGTCCCCCTTATAAGAGGTAAACGACTGCAAGTAGAGCTTGCGCATCGTCAACCACAATCTATTCCGAATAGGAGAGAAGCAATGGAACAACAAGATGATTTTGTATCGTTCACTGAAGTAGCGGTCGCAATGGATCGCACTAGAATGAAGGGTAAAGGAAAGTTCGAGAGTAGATCGGACGACGTAACATGGGCCATCAACTTAAATAGCGAAGCAGGTTCCAAGAGGTTTGTATTTCGAATCATGATTGGGGCTAACGTATGCAAACGAGCGCGTTTCAAAGCTAAGGATAGAATAGATGTCCTCGTGAATTCTACAGGCCAAGTTCTAATCAAGCGCTGCGCTGACGGACGCTACACATTAGGTCCTAGCTCTGATCCAGCTAGAGAGAAAATAAAGAAGAATCCAGATACTTGGGTATCTCTGATAGCTACTGGTAGGCTATATCCAGGCATGCCCTACTACAAATTCGAAGAACGAATGTCAGCCTCTGTCGTAGATCACTACCACACTGATCTAGGACTCGTTCTGAAAAAACTACCCCGGCATCCAAACGCAGAACCTGACGACGAACTTGGCTTCTAAACCCCGAGATGACTCTCACCAGCATACATCTCGAGAACTTCCAATCCCACGAGGAGACCTTCCTCGAATTGTCTCCAGGCGTCAACGTCATCATAGGTCCGTCTGACAGCGGCAAGACCTCAATTGTCCGGGCACTACGGTGGCTGACATGGAACCGACCCGGCGGTGAGGCCTTCCGCTCAAGTTGGGGCGGGGACACCAGCGTCACCGTTTGTCTCGACAAGACCATGGTCCGTCGTGAACGTAAGAAAAACCATAACATGTACTACATTGACGATCATGTATACGAAGCGTTCGGATCCGAAGTACCATCCGACGTTACGGCGCTCCTGAACATTGATTCAGTGAATCTACAACAGCAGTTGGATCGGCCCTTCCTACTGGACACCTCGCCCGGGCAGGTTGCGCAGTATCTGAACGAAGTGGCTCATCTGGACGTGATTGACCGGGCCCTGCAAAGACTGGCCAAATGGATTCGCGGGATTGAATCTGACATCCGAACGCATACCTCAAATCAAGAACGATTAGGGGAAGCCCAATCATCCTTCGATTATCTGCCGAACATGGAGAAGACAGTCGAGGGGCTGGAGAAGCAGGAGGGGTCCCTACGCGAGTTACGAGGCAGGCACAGAGAACTGGGCGGAACAATCGATCAGGCCCTGCGCGTCAATACTAAGCTGGACACTATACGCCCTTTGCTGGATCTCAATACGCTGGTTGACGTGGCACTCGAGTATCGACAGACCAAGAGAGGTCTCGTCAAAAAAGCCCATACATTATTTGACCTGCTGGATCGGATTGGTAGCGTTCAGAATCAACAGAAAAAGCTCAAGCCTTTACAAGAACTAGCCCCGACAGTAGATCTCGCTATACAATTGCAAGGCAAGCTGTCAAACATCCAAACAGAGGTCCATCGTCTGGCACAGCTCATCGAGCAGTATCGTCGTATGGGACGCCGCATCGAAGAAGCAAAGGAGGAACGTGACACGTTGCATGAGCAGTTCGACGAGGCTATGGGTGATCAATGTATACTATGCGGAGCAAAACTATGATAGCCGTACTATACGAAATACGGTATTGGCTCTACATGGTACTTCATGTATGGAATCTTCGGTGTAACGTGATCAAATGTCCGGTCTGTTATGAAGAATACCAACATGGTCCCCATAACCCAAGTCCTGAGCATTGGAGATCTTATGCTTGTGAAAAATGTGGATGGCAACCACCCGAAGAATTCTACTACATCCAATCGTATCAGGACGTCGATTGCACAGACTTCGATAAAGAAACAAGTCAGATAGTTGCGGCTCCACCCGATGGATTCAAAGCATATCCTATATATGGGAACCAACAATACAATTCCGGTATGACGATGGAGTTTGGAATTGAGGCATATGATTGGGATGAAACCCATTACTGCCCCTTCCATGGGGAGTTCACATTCATGGATGGTAACTGCTGAAATGAAATCGACAGTCACACTCTTGATGGAAGTGGAGCAGGACGCCAAAGGCAAGATATCGACTGTCCCTATCTTCTATGTGAAAGGGGATCCGGTCAGGAACGACGCAATAGTATCCTTCCTCCGCCAGACAGCAGACGAGATCGAACAGGGAAAAGTAACACTCAACAAGCGGAATTGAAACTTGGTAATGAAACGAACCTCCAAACTACCTGATCAGGCCGATGCCATTTTCACCGCAGACTGGCACCTCCGCGACTCTGTACCCGTCTGCCGTACGGATGACTTTTGGGAAGCGCAATGGGCGAAGGTCGACTTCGTAGCCGAGCTACAAAAGAAGTACGGGTGCCGGGTCTATCATTCGGGAGATCTATTCCACCAGTGGAAAGCCAGCCCATACCTACTCAGCACTACCCTCGAACACCTCCCCGAATACTTCTATACGATCTACGGCAACCATGATCTGCCGCAACACAGTATGGAACTCAGAGACCGCAGTGGCATCCACACACTTGATACGGCAGGCGGGTTACATGTACTTGCCGGGGCCCATACCAAAAAGGAACCGACAGCCAAAGATGGATTCAATCTGCATGGCTACCGGACACTTGTATGGCATGAAGGGGTCTGGCAGGGAAAGTCCCCATGGCCCGGTTGTGAGAATCCAACAGCTGAAGAGGCGCTAAAGAAGTACGACATGTTCGACCTCATCGTGACCGGAGACTTCCATGCTCCCTGCGTCGAACGTAGTAACGATGGGCGACTGCTCGTCAACCCAGGCAGCCTGATGCGTCAGAGCGCAGATCAGATCGACTTCCAACCTCGAGTCTACTTGTGGTCCGCCAAGACCAATGATGTGGTCCCGGCCTATCTGCCGATCAATCCGGATGCAGTATCCAGAGAGCACCTCGACGTGATGAAAGAACGGGATAAGCGCATTGAAGCGTTCATAAGCAGACTCGATGTAGACTGGTCCACCGAATTAAGTTTTGAAGGCAATCTGAGAAAGTATATGTCGAGCAACAATGTAGACACTCGAACAAAAGAGCTGATACAGAAGGCGGTAGATTTGTGACACTTGACGCATGAAAAGAGAACAGTGATGTTCGTATCAGAAGCGATAGAAAAATTCGGCAGCAGAAGTGAAGTTGCTCGATTGTGTGATGTTGGTATTACCGCAGTCAGTAATTGGTCCGCCAGAAACGCCGGTCGAATCCCGAAACGGCACGCGATCACATTGAAAGCGATTCCCGCCCCACAAACTCAATGGTTATGTGGCTTTTGCGAATGGTCATGGCGATCTTATAAGGGACGTGGATGCCCAAAATGCCGATCGCCAGATATAGAACGACAAATGGCAGATTGAATGTATAATACGTACAGAGAAGCAAAGTAATGACGCGGGATAGCTCAGTCAGGTTAGAGCACAGCCAAAGGACCGGAGAGGTTTCCCCCGCTCCAGGGTCTAAGTTTACATGGCTGAGGTCGTCGGTTCAAATCCGGCTCCCGCTACCAACTAAACAGGTGACTCTCGCTCGCGAGTCGAGATAGGAAACGGCAATTCCCAAGGATGGGAACTAAAGACACAAGGACTAGTAAATATGAACGAAAAAGAACTGCTCAATCTGAAAGAACGTATTGAAGATGCGGACCGTGACGCGGCCCGGTTGGAGGGACAGATGACCTCCCTGATGGAAAGCCTAAAGAAGCTGGGCTACTCCTCGATCGAAGCAGCGAAGAAGGCATTGAAGAAGCTCGACGATTCGATCGAGGAGGAGGAGGGGAAACTCAACACGGCCATACGCAAGGTCGAAGAACAATACGAGGCAATCTGAGAGGATGTAATGCACTCTTTCTCCACTAAATTCGGAAGCCGACAAGTCGAAAGGGCCTCACAAGATGCTTTCAACGAGGTGGTTAAACAGTGTGGTGAGCAGGATGGGACCCTCGGCGCAATTTTCTGTCAATTAAAGCACGATGGTTCTAGATTTATTCTGGCCGGGGCCTACCTACCTCCAAAGTGGGCGACCAAGATCAACGAAGTGCTTCACGACTACAAAGAAGAGTTACTGCAGGAGGAGGATGATATTCCATTCTAACACATCATGTCACATCACTTCGAAATCAAATTCGGAAACGCCCTGGTGGCAAAAGGGGCCCACCCTGCATTCGGTGCGGTAAATGAGCAGTATATTAAACGTGATGGAGAACTCGGCGCTGTATTCTGTCAGTTGAAGCAGGCTGATCTCGTCATACTCCCAGGTGAGAAAAGTGACAAACTGCATCTCATCGGCTCCTACCTTCCGCCAAAGTGGTGCGACAGGATCAAACAGGTTCTATTGGATTACGAAGCAGAGCAGAAGCAAGAAGAAGAAAGAAGCTCCGTATTACGTAGGAGGAAATGATGGAAGTCGATGCTGTCGTATAATAGACCATGAGTGGCCAAGACGACATTTCAACCATGATCGAGGACTGCCAGAATCGAGAGTCCAAACTTAGTGACTGGGAGGCACAGTTCATCGACAACATCGACTCACAGATTCGTGACGATGGCAGCCTGTCCGAAAAGCAGCAAGAGAAGCTAGAACAAATATGGGAGCGAATCACATGATACTACGACGCACGAACCCTGCTTTCCATCACCTCCCTCGCTATGATCCCCCGAAGGGGCTATATAACGCAGAAACGATGGCCCGATTCGTCCGCAATTATCGAACGATGGCGCGAGGGTTCTATGATGCCATCCGCACAGAACACCTTCACAGAGAAACATGGCTCTGTCCAAATTGTGACAAAACCAACACAGTCAAAAGAATCTCCGAAACGGGGGTCAACTATTGTAAGTGGTGCGAGCAAAGATCGACGTATCATAACATACTGCTGGGGCAATCCTAATGACTGTAGCGTCATTACGAACAGAATTGGAGCAGCGCAAAGGGCGTCTTACACAGATCAATCTCGATCTGAAAGAATGCAAACGCTCGCTGAAGCATACCAATCGCGATCTCATAAAGCATATGCAGGCCCGGGAGATTGTCAAGACAGTAGGCCTCGCTACCCAACAACAATTGGAGTATCACTTCTCAGACATAGTCACTTCCGCCCTACAAGCCGTTTTCCCGGACCCTTACAGCCTATCCGTGAAGTTTGTGGAGCGCCGCGGAAAAACGGAATGCGACTTGGGATTCGAACGGGACGATGTCGTG